AACTAATCTAGAGGAAACATCATGGCAACCAACATCGACAAGGCGCTCTACAACGCGCCTATGGGTCTGGAGCAAGAGGCTGAGGGTGCGGCTCCCATCGAGATTGAGATCGTTGACCCGGAGAAGGTGACGATTGGCGTGGGCGGCATGGAGATTGAGATCGAGCCGGGCAAGGAAGAGGCCGGAGACTTTAACGGCAACTTGGCCGACGAGCTTGCAGAAAGCGTCATTGCCACTCTGGCGTCTGATCTGTCCTCCGACATCACGCAGGACTCGGGCTCACGCAAGGAGTGGGAGAAGGCGTACGTCGATGGGCTCAAGCTGCTTGGTCTGAAGATCGAAGAAAGAACCGAGCCTTGGAACGGCGCATGTGGCGTGTTCCACCCCATGATCACCGAGGCGGTGGTGAAGTTTCAGGCTGAGATGATCACCGAGACATTCCCCGCAGCGGGCCCGGTCAAGACCAAGATCATCGGCAAGGACACCCCAGAGGTCAGGCAAGCGGCGGTGCGTGTCGAGAACGACATGAACTACGAGTTGACCGAGGTGATGAAGGAGTTCCGCCCCGAGCATGAGCGCATGCTCTGGAGCCTCCCGGCAACGGGCTCCGCGTTCAAGAAGGTCTACTACGACCCCAACCTTGGCAGACAGGTCAGTATGTTTGTGCCTGCGGAGGACATCATCCTGCCGTACGGCACGACCGACATGGACACCTGCTACCGCCTGACGCACGTCATGCGGAAGACAAAGAACGAGATTCTGAAGCTACAGGAAGCGGGCTTCTACCGCGAGTGCGAACTCAGCGAGCCAGACAAGAACCGCACCGACATTCAGATGGCCAAGGATAAGGAGACTGGGTTCTCCGATCTGAATGACGATCGCTTCACGCTCTACGAGTGCCATGTAGACCTGTGCATCAAGGAGGATCAGTACGGCGAAGGTGAAGACTCCGAGATCGCGCTGCCATACGTGGTTACCCTGATCAAAGGCACAAACGATGTTCTGGCCATCCGGCGCAACTGGGTCGAGGATGACCCACACAAGCTCAAGCGCCAGCACTTCGTGCACTACCAGTATGTCCCCGGCTTCGGGGCTTATGGCTTCGGTCTGTTCCACCTGATCGGTGGGTTTGCGAAGTCAGCGACTTCCTTGATGAGACAGCTTGTTGATGCAGGCACGCTGTCTAACCTGCCGGGGGGACTCAAGTCCAGAGGGCTGCGGATCAAGGGCGACGACACGCCCATCGCTCCGGGCGAGTTCAGGGATGTGGATGTGGCCAGCGGCAACATCAGGGACAGCATCCTGCCCCTGCCGTACAAAGAGCCGTCGATGGTGTTGTACCAGTTGCTGGGCAACATCGTGGAGGAAGGGCGCAGGTTTGCCGCCACGGCAGACATGAAGGTGGCCGACATGTCGGCACAGGCCCCGGTGGGCACGACGCTGGCGCTGCTTGAGAGACAGTTGAAGGTCTTGACGGCAGTTCAGGCCAGAACGCACTTCTCTCTGAAGCAAGAGTTCAAGCTCCTCAAGCACCTGATCCGCGACTACACCGAGCCGGACTACACCTACGACCCCGAGTACGGCGACAGCAAAGCCAAGCAGTCTGACTATGACTTGGTCGATGTCATTCCCGTCAGTGATCCCAACGCTGCCACGCTGTCTCAGCGTGTTGTGCAGTTCCAAGCCGCCATTCAGATGGCGCAGATGGCCCCGCAGATCTACAACATGGCGGAGTTGCACCGGGGGATGCTGGACGTCTTGGGCATCAAGAACGCCGAGAAGATCGTGCCGCTTCCTGATGAAGAAAAGCCCACCGACCCTGTGACAGAGAACCAGAATCTGCTCAACAACAAGCCGGTCAAAGCCTTCCTGCACCAAGACCACGATGCCCACATTGCGGTGCACGGCATGATGACGCAAGACCCGATGCTGGCTGCACAGATTGGGCAGAACCCGATGGCGCAGCAGATCATGGCCGCGCAGCAAGCGCATATTGCCGAGCATCTGGGGTTCAAGATGCGCAAGATGATCGAGGCGCAGTTGGGCATGGTCTTGCCCCCGCAAGACAAGGACATGCCGCCAGAGGTTGAGATCGCCCTGTCCACCATGATGGCGCAAGCGGCCAATCAGGTGGTGCAGCAGAACATGGCGCAGATGCAGCAGATGCAGGCCCAGCAGCAAGCCCAGGATCCGATCCTCCAGATGCAGCAGGCAGAGTTGCAGATCCGTCAGCAGGAGCTTCAGCTTAAGGCGCAGAAGATGGCGCTGGAGGCCAGCGCTATGGCGGACAAGCAGGAGCTTGAGGAAGAGAAGACCAAGGCTGACATTCAGCTTCGGGCGATGAAGACCATGTCCGACATCCAGAAGGACAAGGCGCTGATGACTGCGCAGAACGAGAAAGACGGCGTGCGTCTGGGCATTGACCTCGCCAAAACCCGAGCCGAAGAGGCTCGCCAGAAAACAGGACGCACACCTAAATGATCCAAGAATTCGCACGCGTGTTGCGCGAACAAATACGCACCGACATGAACAACTACGCCGACGACATCGCCGGTGGGGCCTGTCGCAACTTTGATGAATATCAGAAGCTCGTTGGGGTTATCCAAGGTCTGGCCCTAGCCGAGCGTTACCTCCTTGACCTTGCAAAGAAAGTGGAAGAAGCAAATGAGTGAAGCTGGATTGATCCTGCCTCCAGGCATAAGCCTGCCAAAGAAGGTACAGCCCAAAGACAAACCGGATGAAAACATCTCGGCGGAAGAACGGGCCACGGCTCTCCCAGAGCCAGCAGGGCACAAGATTCTGTGCATCGTGCCGGATGTCTCCCAGACGTTCGACAACTCCAGCCTGCTCAAGGCAGACACCTACATGCGACAGGAAGAGCACGCCACCACGGTGCTGTTCGTCCTCAAGGTGGGGCCGTCCGCTTACAAGGATGACTCTCGGTTCCCGACCGGGCCTTGGTGTAAGCCGGGAGATTTTGTGCTAGTGAGGACTTACTCCGGTACTAGATTCAAAATCTTTGGCAAAGAGTTTCGCTTGATCAATGATGACCAAGTTGACGGTATTGTGCAAGACCCTCGCGGATTCACCCGCGCTTGAAAGGAGTGAAAGATGGCTATTGATAAAGAAGATTTCAAGTTCCCTGACGAGCAAGAGAACGAAACCAAGGTGGAAGCGTCTAGTGAAGCGGATGTGGAAATCGAGATCGTTGACGACACCCCTGAGAAAGACCGGGGCCGCAAGCCTCTGGACAGGGAGGTGGCTGACCCCACCGATGAGGAAATTGAGTCCTATTCGGACAAGGTCAAGTCTCGGATCAAGGAACTGACCCATGCCCGCCACGATGAGCGGCGGCGCAAGGAAGCGCTTGAGCGTGAGAAGGTGGAGCTTGAGCGTCTTGCACAGCATCTGATTGCCGAGAACAACAAGCTCAAGGTGAGCTATAACGAGGGACAGGAAGTTCTTGTCACCAGCGCCCGCAAGGAGGCTGAGTCGGAACTGGAGGGGGCCCGTCGTAAGCTCAAGGAAGCCCAGGAATCGTTTGATACTGACGCCATTATTGAAGCCCAAGAGGCTTTGGCTGAGGCGAAATGGAAGGTTGAGGAAGCCAAAAGATTCCGGCCACAGGCTTTACAGCCCACAGAAAATAATGTACAAACTCAACAACAACCGCAAACTCAGGTTCAACCGGACGAAAAGTCACTGCGCTGGCAGGCAAAAAACCAGTGGTTCGGACAGCCGGGGTTTGAGGAATACACCAGCTATGCACTAGGGCTGCACCAGAAGCTAGTCACCGGGGGTATAGACCCTCGCTCCGATGATTACTTCGACCAGATTAATGGTCGCATGAAGTCGAAGTTCCCCGAGTTGTTCGGTGGCAACGAAGACAGGCCAAATGCGGTTGAGACTTCGGTCAAGAAACCAGCCGCTGTGGTGGCACCCGCGACTCGTTCGTCGGGCGCAAAAAAGATTCAATTGACGCCTACGCAAGTGGCCCTTGCAAAGAAGCTCAACATTGATCCGAAACGCTACGCTGCTGAGATGATGAAACTGGAGAATCAAAATGGCTGAACAAAACCGCACCCCTCGTGACCTGACGTCACGCGAAAAGTCTGCTCGTATGGTGTACACGCCGTCGAGCATGCTGCCTGATCCGACTCCTGAGCCGGGTTATGTGTATCGCTGGATTGCGACGCACGTCCTGGGTCAGCACGACCCCACCAACGTGTCCAAAAAGATGCGTGAGGGTTGGGAGCCGGTTAAGGCGGTTGACCATCCTGAACTTATGCTTGCTGGTAATGAAAAGACTGGAAACGTGGAAATTGGTGGGCTCATGCTTTGCAAGATGCCTGCTGAGTTGGCGCGTTCCCGGGATGATTACTACGGAAAGCAGGCACAGGCTCAGATGGACTCAGTGGACAACCACTTCATGCGAAACAATGACTCACGGATGCCGTTGTTCTCGGATCGCAAGTCCAGCACGACGCGCGGAGGTGGGTTTGGTTCTGGTTCAAAGTAACTTAGGAGTCCTTAAATGGCATCTACTGCTGCTCCCTACGGTCTAAGGGCCGTAAATCGAGTTGACGGTCTGCCCTATGCTGGGGAGACGCGTCAGTTTCTTATTGATCCGGCTGGCTACAACACCAACCTGTTCTACGGTCAAGTGGTGAAAATCCACACCGATGGTTACATCAACCTCGTGACCGAGACTGGCGCTACTGGCAGCGCTTTCCCCGCAGGCACCATCGGTGTCTTCGTGGGTTGCTCGTACGTCAATACCCAAGGTCAGACGGTGTTCAGTCAGTATTACCCCGCCAACTCCCTGAACGCCGTGGCATACATCGTGGACGACGACCGCGCTGTGTTCCAGGCTCAGGCCGATGGCTCGGTGACGCAGACTCAACTGGGTCAAAACATGTTCTTCTCCGCCGCTCAAAGCGGCACGAGCGGCACGGGTGGTTCCACCACCACGGGCAACTCGCTGTCTGCGCTGAGTGCCACGTCTCAGGCTGGAACCGCAGGTTTCCGTCTGGTTGGTTTTGTCAACGGCCCGTTCTCGACCGTTGGCGATGCCAAGACCGACGTGCTGGTGAAGTTCAATATTGGCCAGCATTCGTACACGAACGCCACTGGCACCACGACCTAAGGAGTAATTCAAAATGGCAATTTCTCGTGCCCAACTACTGAAGGAACTCCTGCCGGGTCTTAATGCCCTCTTTGGCATGGAGTACGCTCGCTACGGCGAAGAGCACAAGGAAATCTACGAGACTGAAAAGTCTGAGCGTTCCTTTGAAGAAGAAACCAAGCTGGCTGGCTTTGGTGCCGCTCCGGTGAAGAACGAAGGTCAGGCCATCGCGTATGACAATGCGCAGGAAGCCTTCACCGCTCGTTACAACCACGAGACTATCGCCCTTGGCTTCTCGATCACCGAGGAAGCCGTGGAAGACAATCTGTATGACAGCTTGTCCGCCCGGTACACCAAGGCGCTTGCTCGTGCCATGTCCTACACCAAGCAGGTCAAGGCCGCTGCCGTTCTGAACAACGGCTTCAACGGTTCTTATCTGGGTGGTGATGGCGTTACGCTGTTCGGCAACAACGCGTCCAACACGCGCGTGGGACACCCGCTGATTTCTGGCGGCGTGAACTACAACAGCCCGACCACTGGCGTTGACCTGAATGAGACTTCTCTTGAGAACGCCGTCATTCAGATCGCAGCGTGGACGGACGAAAAGGGCCTGCTGATCGCTGCCAAGCCGATCAAGCTGGTGATCCCCCCGAGCCTCATGTTCACGGCCAAGCGTCTGCTGGATACGGAACTGCGCGTGGCTACCGCCGATAACGACATCAACGCTATCAAGCAGATGGGTGCTATCCCCGGTGGCTTCACGGTCAACCACTTCTTGACCGATGTCAACGCTTGGTTCCTGACCACGGATGTGCCCAACGGCATGAAGCACTTTGAGCGTGTGGCGATGGCTACGTCGATGGACGGTGACTTCGATACCGGCAACGTGCGGTACAAGGCCCGCGAGCGTTATTCGTTCGGCTGGTCTGATCCTCTCGGTATGTGGGTAAGTCCCAAGATTCCATATTGCTTGCTGACCGGCTTGGCGGACTGACCTCACAGACAGCAGGCACAAATTGAGGAGCCTTTTCAATGGCGCGTAGTACCTTCTCCGGCCCAGTTGCATCCGATAACGGCTTTATCGGCGGCACGGCTTCTTCCCCCATTTCCGTTACCACCGCTGGCAACATTTCGTCCTTCTACGGCACGACTTCCGCCACGACTGGTGATACCCGGTTGTCCTACAACCGACTGGCCTTCACTTCAACTGGTTCTGGCGAAACGATTCGTGCGTTCTCGGTGGTGACTGGCGCAGGCGCGGCTGCTGGCGGCACGATCAACGGAGCCCACATCTCCACATCCATCAACACCACGGGCACGATCTCGGGTGCGGCTAACGCTCTCCGGGCAACGCTGGGCGGCACGGCCACCTCTCCGGGCGGCACGCTGGCTGTGATGCAGTTGGATACCGACTTCGCTGCTGGCGTGACGTTGACTGGCTCGTCTGCATTCATCCGCGTCAGTGACAGCGGTGCAGGCACCGGCAAGGTTCAAAACCTGTTGAACATCGAGTCTGGCCCTGCGGCAACGATTGTTGCTGCTGCTACTACAGGCGCTCTGAGTGGCACGGTCAAGAAGGTGGAGATTATGGTTGATGGGACGACGTACTTCTTCCCAATCGCCACGGCTGTCGCCTAATGCAGATAACCAAGGAATTCTTGGAGGCTGAGATTCGTGA